ACACGCTCGGCGATCTCCTCCCAATGGGATTCCCAATTGCCACGGGACCCCTTGAGGGAGTTGTACCGATGGCACATGTCTTCGATTTTGCTCATGGTCTTTTCCTATGTGCACCGGCAGGGGATGGGAATCACTGGCGCTGTGACTGCGCCCTGAGTGCCCGCAATCCCTGCACCAGCGTGTTCATGGTCATATTGATTGCCTGCCCGCTGGCTATCAGGTTCGCGGCCTTCTGACAAATAACCTCAAAATTCGCAGCCGTTATTTCCTGCCCATTCGACGGCACGGCTGCAATCTTGTGGTTTACGATGATGCTCGGCTGGCCCTTGTCGGCATTTGCCTGCAGCATTACCTGCATCCTCGCAATGTTCGCCGCCTCGTCGCTCACGTTCCATGTGTGACCGACGATTGGCATATACATGATATCGTTGTAGGCGTAGTAGCGGTGCAACTGGATTGCAGTGTGCAGATTGGTACGCCGTGCGCCGATCATGCCGAGATTGTTTAAAGCGGCCCTGATACGAGTGTCACCGTTGGAATGCTCGGCGACGCCTTGCGGGTAGATGTAGCACAGGTGACTGTTGTTCGTGGAAAACCGGCGCACGAAATTCTGATGGTACGCAATGTCGGCTTCAATCTCAGCTTGCGTCGTGTACTCCGAGAGGTTGTTTTTCCCGGTCAGGCAACCATGCACTACCATTTCATGACCTCGCGCCACAAGTTCTGTGAGCTGCGCCGATGTCATATAGCCTGCGGTATCAATCGCCTGCCCGATGATCCCAAACGATGCCCGCAGACCATATCGCTCAAGAATCGGGGCAAACGTGGTGTAGTGCTGGTCATAACCATCATCCAGCGTGAACACAATCGGCGGCCGCGCCGCATAGTCTCCAACCCATGCGCCAGCAATCTTGACCGTTACCGGGTCTGTTTTACTGACAGGATTGATGCGTAGGCGCATAAGCACCATCGCGCTAGACCAACTCGGCGATCCAGAGCCAACAGCCCACCGCGATTGAAACGAATCAGCCGCCAGTCCAGAATAATCGTTTGTACCATCGTTGGCCGCTTGAGGATGGAAGCGGATCAGGTGCCACCCACCGTGTCCGTTCTGGCTGGCGTTGGCTATGTTCTTTTGCCCTGAGAAATGGGCCGTGAAGCTGGAGTCATTGCCAAGCAGCACAGTCAAGGCGCTGAATTTTGCAACCTCGCTATCAGCGCAGTACACCAGCAGCGTGATCGTGCCATTGGACATGACGCGAGAGAACGCCAGCGTATCTAGCTGCGCCGCGCCGTTCTGCGAACCGGAATTTTGCGTCGTCACAGTAGCGACAGGAATGCCGTCCTGTGTTTCGTATGCCACTGTTGGGACAGTTCCGCCGCCGAATGTAGATACAGCCCCATGATCTGCTGCACTGCGCGGATATGCAAATATCGGGTACCCCTGCCGAATGTTTGTTTCATCGAAGATGGCTCTGAGTCGACCCACATTCCCATCCCCTGACACCAGGGATAGACCATCACTGGAGGTCGACACCGTGGTGTCCTTGCGCCCCCACGTCACCGTGCTCCCCGAGTTCGAGGCGTTGTCCACAACCACCGACCCACCCATCGCATAGGGCCCGTAGGTGAACACCCCTGTAAGTTGGTGGTTGTGTGTCCGTGGCGAGTTGCCCCCGGCATCCGAGGCGCTGACGGTCTCGGGTGTCTCGGTGACCGTGACGCGGCAGTTGGGTAGCAGCGTCAGGGTCAATGCGGACCCGGGCGCCAGTGCAAAGGTGCGCGAGTTCCCTGCGGTCAGGGTGCCAGTGGTTGTGATTGCGGCCATATCAGTCCTCAGTACCTCGGATCACGGTTGCCGAGTTGTCCGAACAAGAAGACCCCCGAGGGTCTGTGATGGGTGGTCAATGATGCATTGACATTCCAGAGCAGTGCCCCATGCACACCCTTCCATAATACCCCACCTGAGTCAGTGAGTTCAGTTCCACCCGTATCATAGACACGCCACTGGCGCCCGTCATGATGTAGAGGCTGGCCACACGTCATCCCCCGAGCAACTTCTTGGTGGCGGTCATGGGGGTCTGGGCCTGCTCCTCGGTGCTGGTGAGCATGGTGGCAGCGCGCCCGCTGGCGGCTCGGGCCTTCATGCGCTGGGCGTCTGCAGCAGCGGCCACGGCCGGAGTCGCAACTGTTGGTGTCACTGCCGCCGCTGCCGGGGTCTTAGGCTTGGTACCAAATAGTCCAGACATGGGCGCACTCCTTCAAGTTGGCGCAGTGTAACACCATGGGTTATAATGTCGCAACATCCCGGGCCTGCCAGCCCGAGATGTCACTTCCCACACCACAGCTTCGAAGGAGCCGTCGCATGAGCAAATTCAATTCTACCCTGACTGCGGAGCGGTTGCGCGAGGTTCTGGACTACGATCCAATGACCGGGGTGTTTGTGTGGCGGGTTCGGACGAGTAGCCGTGCCGGTCAGGGTGACGTGGCAGGGTTCGGTGACGGTAAGGGGTATCTCGCAATCAGAATCGACGGGGTGCAGGTCTTCGCACATCGACTGGCGTGGTTCTGGACCTATGGTGCATGGCCGAACGGTGTCATTGACCACATCGACGGAGTGACGACAAACAACGCCATCCGGAACCTGCGGGACGTGAACCACGCATCCAACATGCAGAACCTCAAGGGATCGAAGCGCGACAACGCCGCGAGTGGGTTACTCGGGGTTGTCCCGAGCAGGGACAAGTGGGTGGCGCAGATCCGGGTCGGGCGAAAGAAATACCACCTTGGGGTCTACCTGACCCCCGAGGAGGCCCACCACTCGTACCTCGTGGCGAAACGCCTGTTCCACCCCGGATGCACGATCTAGGTGTCGAAGATCGAATACTCTGTCTCGGCCACCATACCCCTCATCCGACTCATCCGGCGAGATGTGGCGACATCGAGCCGTGCCACGGGTTCTGCGAACGTCAGAGCCAGTGCGTCGCCTTGGTCGGTGCTTGCCAACCCACGCTTACGCATGGCGTCCTTACCCTCCAGTTTCAACTGACCCTTGAGGTGGATCGCGTACTCCGGACCTGTCAGATCGTCGATGAGCCCCTCGTCGTTGTCGATGCATCCGTGAACAAGCCACTCCCTCATCGCATCCCACATCTCAACTCGCCGGTTCAGGTATCGCTCATCGTCCCGAGCGCGTTCACCCGATTGAACCTCAACGACCCTATACCCGAGCATCTTGAGTCGATCAACGACTCCACCACCAACCCCACCCCCGTCGACAAACACTGCGTCGGGCTTGAACCTCTCAATGGCTGTGGCTGCTTCTGCCGCAAGCTTCATCGTATCCAGACCCCTGAATCGCATCGGCTTGACTGTGCGGGCATCGCGCCCCCGGCGAAACTGAAACACGGATGAATCTGAGCCGAACCGGGCAACGTCGATGCCCATGAGCAGCGGGGCACCATCGTCCGGAGTGATTTCCCGGTCAGCTGCATTCTGCGCAACATCCCGACCGATGAACTGGTTCGACCCCGTGCGCGGGAATAGTCCACGCACCTCGACGCGTGTGGTGTCGCTGTCTTCCCCATACTTGTCCGCGATACGCTGGTAGACGTTCTTGTCCACACCCTCGACCGTGCGACTGTCCACGTATCGAGAGTCCCAGAATGCCCGATCCTTGTGGAAACAGTCGAAGAAGCGCCCCGTGTTGCGCCGCGGGTTGCTGATCGTCAACCACAACCGGAGCGGCGCCATGTCGGTGAAGAATCCCTCTGTCACTTGCCAGATGGTGTCCGGAATGCCGCTGGCCTCGTCGAACTGGACCATCATGCCGATTTGGCTGTGGGCGCCGGCAAACGCATCAGGATTCTCGGCTGACCATGACTGCGCTTCAACGTAGTAATACTGGGTATCGATCTTGAGTTGCGCCTCCACCAGGTCCGAAAACCAGCGCGATGGGCGCAGACTCATCGACGACTTCTCGAACCAGTGCTTGTTGATGGCCATTACTTGCCACTTGCCAAGCTCGGCCATGGTGCGCGAGCGCAGCTGCGTCTCGGTGTTGGCGGTCACGATCCCCGTGCTCCCGATCCAGCACGAGGCGACCCACAGGTCGAGCATCGAGAGCCAGGCGCTCTTGCCGATCCCCCGACCCGAGGAGATGGCCAGGTACAGCGGCGAGCCCGGTAGCCCGATGCGCGCCTTCTCGATGTCGGTCTGCAGGTGGTCACTGATCCTCCTGAACTCATCAATCTGCCAGGTCCTGGGGCCCTCGACCCGCTCCAGCGGTGTGCCCTTCACGCCCCACGGGAACGCATACCGGACGAACCCCTCGGGGTCGTAGCGGAACCCCAGCAGCGTGGT